TGGTAAAATAGATGATGTAAAGTCTGCATCACCTTGGTCATTTCAAAATAAGTTTGAAGACTTCCACAGCTTAAACAAAGGTGACTCGTTTGGTTACGTGTCACAGCTTGTAGGGTACGCTACTGCTGCAGGTAAAGACGTAGGTGGCTGGTGGGTAGTTAACAAAGGCAACGGTGACTTTAAGTACGTGTCAGCTTCTGAGGCAGACAAAAAAGAAGTGTTAAAAAAGATAGAGGATACCTATGATTACTTAGATAAAGATGAACCCTTTGAGCGTTGCTTTGAGCCTGTTCCAGAAACATATCGTGGCAAAACAAGTGGCAATTACAAGTTAAGTAAAACGTGTGGCTTCTGTTCACACAAAAAGAAATGTTGGCCTACACTTAGAGCATTACCTTCAAAGGTCTACAGTGGAAAGCTAACACCACCAACAGTAGAATATGTCTTATTAAGGAGTGATCACATATGACAAAAGTAGTAATTGATGAAGTAGAGTACGATACAGATGACTTTACAGAAGAGCAAAACAATATGGTAGCAGAGTTGCAATACAATGCAAACATGCAACGCCAGCTTACCTATCAGTTAAGCACACTTAAAACAGTAGGTGAGATCTTAGCATCTCGTGTCAAACAATCCTTAACAGAGAACGAGGATGTCACAGAAGAGGCGTCATAATTCCAGAAGGTATCGCAGTGGGCTAGAACGTGAAGTCGCTGCGTTCCTAAAAGATAATCAAACTAGAGTCAGGTATGAGGTTCTAAAGATAGAGTGGGAAGACCTACGGTACAGAACTTACACACCTGACTTTATTTTGGACAACGGTATAATAATAGAAACCAAAGGTATCTTTGATAGCGAGGACAGACGAAAGCACATGGAGATACGTAAGCAACACCCTGAGTTAGACATACGGTTTGTGTTCAGTAACTCTATGGCAAAGCTGTACAAAGGTGCTAAGTCAAGATACTACAACTGGTGTGACAAGAACGAGTTTCTTTGGGCGCATCGTGTTATACCTGAAGCCTGGTTAAAAGAAAAGGGAAGACCAACAAAAAAGAAGTACATAGAATTTAAAGGTAAGAAAAGGAATATGTAATGCCTTACGTTGTGAAAGATGACGAAGTAGCAATGATTCTTAGACCTGCAAGCTTCGATGAAAACGGAGAGTGGACAGGCGAGTTAGAAACAGGCTTGGCTTGTGGTGCAATGTCACAGACAGATATAGAAACTATGTCTTACTTAGTTCATCTGGCTACATTGATGGGTACGTTTCTGGCAATGGCTCAAGATGATGAAGGTTTGTATGAGGCAGTAGCAGACAGAAGAGATTATCTAGTAAGCCTTGAAAAACAAAACGAACCTCTATATGAAAAGGTAGAAGGGACTAATGGTAAAGTTGTTAGACTCACTAGGTGGACTAAAACGGAAGGTAATGCATGACTGATGTTGATCCAGTAAACAAACCTATACACTACAACCAAGCAGGTATAGAGTGCATAGATGCAATAGAAGCTATGACAGAAAATATGTCAGGTTATATAGCACCACAAGCAGCTAACGTATTAAAGTATATGTGGCGTTGCGAATACAAAAACGGACTAGAAGATATAGACAAGGCAATATGGTACTTACAAAGGATGAGAAAACGGTGGATGGAGTTTCACAAATGATACAGAAAAAGTTTAGCGTCACGTTTGTATTGAAGGTACAAGAAGATAACAATATATTTTCCTCTGTAGAAGAAGCACACGAGGACGATGTATACGACTTGGTACGCAATACTTTTCACGATATTGACGATATAGAACTAGACAATCTAAATGTAAAGGAGAGATGGTAAGATGATTAGTCAAGACGATATTGATGCTTTTAAAAGATTTAACGATGCAGATTATCTTATGAACGAATATCAAGACATGGCCGCAGCCACTGCTATCTATGGGGCAAAGCACCAAGTAATCTACCCAGCGCTGGGTTTAGCTGCTGAAGCAGGGGAGGTAGCTAACAAAGTAAAGAAGATCTTACGTGATGGTAAATTTGATCGTGAGGCTATTGCAGACGAGGTAGGAGATTGCCTTTGGTACATTGCAGCATTGTGCCGTGATCTAAACGTAGACCTAGGACAGGTAGCAAACAATAATCTAAGAAAGCTACGTGACCGTGAGAAAAGAGGGACACTAAAGGGAAGCGGAGACAAACGATAATGGATAACTATTTACCTACGGACTATCAGTCCTTTATACATAAGTCACGATACGCTAAATACTTTGATGGCAAAGGGCGTGAGTCTTGGAGCGATACAGTAGAGCGCTACATGGATAACGTAGTGCGTCCCAAGCTAGGTGACGATAGCTACGTAAACAACATACGAGATGCTATCCTTAACTTAGAAGTCATGCCATCCATGAGAGCTATGATGACTGCTGGCCCAGCGTTAGAGCGTGACAATACTGCAGGGTACAACTGTAGTTACTTACCCGTAGATGACCCTAAGTCCTTCGATGAGGCTATGTTCATCCTCCTCTGTGGCACTGGTGTCGGGTTTAGTGTCGAGAGGCAATACGTCAGTAAGCTCCCTGAAGTCCCTACTCTCTTCGAGAGCGATACCACTATCGTTGTAAGGGACAGTAAGGAGGGATGGGCTAAGGCGTTTAGACAATTGTTGGCACTCCTTTGGGCTGGTGAGATACCTAAGTGGGATATCTCTCGTGTACGTCCTGCAGGTGCAAGACTTAAAACTTTTGGTGGTAGGGCATCAGGGCCAGGACCACTAGTAGAACTGTTTAACTTTGCAGTACAGACATTTAAGAACGCACAAGGACGCAAGCTGTCTAGCATAGAGTGTCACGATCTTATGTGCTTTGTAGGACAGATAGTAGTTGTAGGTGGTGTACGCCGTAGTGCAATGATCTCTCTGTCTAACCTCAGTGATGATCGTATGCGTCACGCTAAGTCAGGACAGTGGTGGAAAACTGCAGCACACCGTGCGTTAGCTAATAACTCCGTATGCTACACAGAGAAGCCTGACATGAAAACGTTTATGCGTGAGTGGCTAGCATTAGTTGAAAGTAAATCAGGAGAGAGAGGGATATTTAATCGTGAGGCATCCAGAAAACAAGCAGCTAAAAATGACAGGCGCGATCCTTACCAAGAGTTTGGGACTAATCCATGCAGCGAAATTATATTGCGTCCTTATCAGTTCTGTAACCTCACAGAAGTTGTTGTACGTGCTACAGATACTATTGAGGATCTTGAACGCAAAGTCCGTATGGCAACAATTCTGGGAACTATCCAATCTACATACACTAAGTTCCCCTACTTGCGGAAAGTGTGGCAGAGAAATACTGAAGAGGAAAGGTTGTTGGGAGTGTCGCTGACAGGTATCATGGATAACCGTCTAATGACACACAAGAATAAAGGTCTAAATAAAACACTGGAGCACTTAAAAAATGTCGCCATTTCTACTAACGCTGAACTTGCTGGGCGTCTTGATGTACCGCCCTCTGCTGCAATTAGCTGCGTCAAACCGTCAGGGACAGTCTCCCAATTGGTTGACTCCGCAAGTGGTATTCATGCTCGCCACTCTCCATATTACATCCGTACTGTACGTGGTGATAACAAAGATCCCCTCACCCAGTTTATGAAAGATCAAGGCATACCTAGTGAGCCGTGTGTATTCAAAGGTGACACAACAACTGTGTTTAGCTTTCCTGTAAAGTCACCCAACGGTGCAGTAACTAGAGATGACATGACAGCTATAGAACAGCTAGACTTATGGCTTACATATCAACGGCACTGGTGTGAGCACAAACCTAGTGTGACTATTACAGTGCGTGACGAAGAGTGGATGGCAGTAGGTGCTTTCGTGTACGAGCACTTCGATGAAATGTCAGGTGTATCTTTTTTGCCACACTCAGATCATACTTATCAGCAAGCCCCATATCAGGACTGTGGTAAGCATGATTACGAAACACTAAAGTCCCTCATGCCAGAGAAGATAGATTGGTCTAAGCTTTCTGAGTATGAACAAGAAGACAACACTCTAGCAATGCAAACGATGGCTTGCTCTGGTGATGTGTGTGAAGTAGTAGACATAACATAAAGGAGAAAGTCTATGATAGAAGTTTTAGCGTTTGTAATTGGTGTAGGTGTAGTAGAAGATGTAATTATACCTACCTACGAGGCAGGAAAGCAGGTAGTAGCAGAGCATGTAGTAGAGTATTTTAAGGCTATGAAACCTTGAAATGGATACTGATCTTTGTATTGTTTAACGAAGGTGTTCACTACGCTCAAAGTCAACCTCAGATGTACAGCAACTATGATGCTTGTAAAGAAGCCTCTGTTGAAGTAAAGAAAAATCTAGAGGGTACTAAGCCTAACGAGTCTGCATACGTTATGTCTTTCTGCGTAGCTTTACCAAGAAATGCGTAAAACAAAACTAGAGGAGGAGGCAAAAAAGTTTCTTGATCTGCGAAAGAGAGAAGCTGAACCAGAGGAGTTGCGTAAAGAGCTAATAGCTATACTAGAACGTTTTATAAGTGAGCTAAAAAAGAAGGGGCCGTAGTGGCCCCTCTTTACTTTAGAAGTTTGTTTCGTCTAAGTATTTCAAGTGATCTATATAGGAATTGTATACCTGCAACTCTTTATAACTAAAGTCTTCTAACTTAGCTGTTACCCCAAACTTATCTCTCATATATTTCATAG